CGCCTAGTGCATCAGACTTCCGTAAAGCCGCAAAAACTGCTAAAAAGAGAAAAAGCAAGAAAAAGTAATGCCAGCTAAAGCACGCAGTAGTCGTTACGCAGATCGAGCTGCGCTGCAATCGCTTGGGCTGTTTGAGGCGGGCTCTGAACTCAAAAAGCTGCGCGGACGCACAAATTCAAGGTTTGACGTAGCCGCAGCAGAAGTCAGAATCCTATCGGATCTTCTCCCGCATCAACGTGATTTTGTCTGCAACTGGGAGCAGAGGTACCTTTTATACGTGGGCGGCCTCGGAAGCGGTAAATCGTACAGCAGCGTCGCCAAAGCGATTCTTCTCGCATTTAGAAGTCAAGGCGAATATCACATTTATCTTGAGCCAACTTATGTGATGCTTAATGATATTGCAATACCAACCTGGACAAAGCTACTTGACAAGTATGACATTCCATACACGATGCGCATATCTCCTCAGCCAAGTTTTACTTTGCATTTGCCCAAGGGCGAAACAACTATTCTTTTGCGCCCATTGATGAACGTTGAGCGCCTTGTTGGTATTAACGCAGCTTCTCTTGTGATTGACGAGGCTGACACGGTTAAGCAAGAAATTGCTGAAGCTGCTCTTGTAAAACTACAAGGCCGCGTCCGCGTTGGCAAATGCCCTCAAATTTGTTTTGCTTCAACGCCCGAGGGTCGTAAATTTGTTTGGAACTTTTTTGAAAAAAATAAAACAGAAGATAAGGCGATCTATCGAGCTGACACAAGACAGAATCCATATCTTGATGAAAACTACGTCAAAGATCTACTTGCAAACTACCCGCAGCACCTCGCTGATGCCTACATCAGGGGCATGTTCGTCAATCTAGAAACAGCAACAGTGTTCTCAGAGTTTGTTCGAGATGCGCATGTAACGAGTGTTTTTCATGCTGAACAAAACGAACCTGTGCTGGTTGGATGTGATTTTAACGTTGGCAAAAGTTCTAGTATTTATGGTGTCATGCGCGACTCTTCGCAAGGACAGCAATTGCATATCTTTGAGGAGTTTCTGTGCAGGGATACTTTTGCTCTTGCCGATCACATCAAGCGTCGTTTTCCAATTCAGCTCGCCAAGGGAATGGTTATTATTTATCCAGATAGCTCTGGATCACATGCAAGTACATCTTCGACAATGAGCGATCACGACATCCTTAGAGAGGCTGGATGCAAAGTAATTGCAGAGCGTCGCAATCCACCTATCTCCGAAACGGTGTCGCACGTTAATAACTTTTTACATAGAAATCAAATTTTATTTAATCCATCTACTTGTCATGACATTATTGATGTTATGGAAAACTGGGCGTATGATGGTACGCTAAAGCCTGCCAAGGGATCTGCTAGGGACCTGTCGCACTTTGGCGATGCAATGCGGTATTTAATTTGGCAGAGCTTCCCTCGGCCAGGTTTTTCTACAAATCGTGGCCAGCGCTGGAGGTAGGCGATTATGTTTACTCCCAGGCTCCAATTTCTTTTAATGCCTTTCTAGCCCGATAGGCCTCAGGCGGACGGGTAAATGCAACTTCAATACTCATTCCCCGCCTAAGCCTTTGATGCACAAGGACTGGGCTAATATCAAGATCAAAGTACTCAATCCATTCTGCAATGGTTTTTGATTTTCCAGCTATTTCAATCTTGCGATTGTTTGTTTTATTTCTTGCCTGCTGCTTTGCTGTAGCCCACCTGCAATTCTCTTTGCAGTAGCCCTTTGAATTATCAATTCTATCAATTGAATGATACTCTGAAGGCGCAGGCCCCATGTCTTCATAAAAAGTCAAAAAACTATCTTTCCATTTTTTGCAAATTGTAACACCAGCACCGCCGTATTGGTGCCAGTTACTTGCTTTTGGGTTTTCGCATCTTTTCTTAATGCCTGACCATGTTTTATATTCTTTCGTGTTTGACATTGCATGTTTTTCACGACTTTTCCCGTAAAGACATCCACAGGAAAGTGACTCTCCTCTTGTAAGTTTTGACCTTCTGACGCTTCTTGCTGTGCCGCATTCACATATACATAGCCAATACGACTCCCTTGCCGTCTTTTTTGTGCTGTCTTTGCGCAGGACAATCCACTGCCCAAATTTTTGACCGCAAAGGTCTACAATGCTTCTTGTCATGCCTAGTAACGTAGGTGTGAACACGATCCGGGGGCCGTGAACCCGCCGGATCACCCCATTCTATAGCAGTTAAACTCAGGGAAAGGCTGTACTCGACGTGACGATCATCCCTAACTCGCTGGTCCCAACAGCCGATAATTTGATCGCGCAGCCCTTCGAGCGGCGTTTTCCTGAATACGAAGAGGCGTTTGAAGAAGTATCTGGCGTAGATGCGTATTCGATTGAGCAAGCAGAGCAGTTTTCACGTCTCGCCCCTATTCGCTTTTGTACGCTTCCCGAGTTCTATCTTTTTGAAGCATCTGGCGAATACTTACCTCAGGACTACCTAGAAGAAGAGAAGAGCTACGAAGTACGCAAAACACGCGCACAAAGCAGTTTTCAAAACTATTACTCGCATCTAAGAGACCTCGTGGTTGGGACGGCGCTTCGCAAGGGAGTGTCTGCACCCGAAAGCGTTCCATCCGAGTGGAGCAATTTCTTTGAAGATGTCGATCTTGAAGGGCATTCGCTTGCTTCGTTCACGAAAGAAGTATTTACTGAAGCGCTTGATGGGGGAGTTTCTGCAATTTGGGTCGAATACCCCAAGCTCCCTGAAGGTCTGAGTGCTGCTGAAGAGCGTCGTATCAACCCACGCCCCTATTTCGTGCTAATGCGCATGGATCAGGTGCTTGAGTGTCGTTATGACGTGTTCAACGCACAGATTGGGGCGCAGAACATTTTTGGTGCGTTTCCTACTTACTTGCGCATTAAGACAGAGGTACGTCGTCAAAGCGAAGAAAACGAGTTCTTTGAAGAAGTTATCCCAGCAGTGCGCGTATATGACATCGTGAATCTTGCAAACAACGACGTTTCTCAACTTTCCGATGAAGTTGAGCCCGCAATTGAAGGGCAGCGAGTGCGTTGCCGTCTCTACACAAAGCGCAGTAATACAAGCAATGTAGACAAGTACATTCTTGAAGAAACAACATATCTTTCAATTCCGTTCATCCCGTTTGTCCCCGTACTTGGGGGTAAAAAAGAAGCATTTTTCCGCGCACGCCCACTTCTTTTTGACATCGCACGTCTTAATTTGCATCATTGGAGTGTGTCTGCTGATCTTGCAGAAACAATTCACTTGACTTCCTCGCCGATCCTTACGGGTACGGGCGTGCGTCCTGATGATGAGATCAAGGCAGGCGCTGGGCGTGCTTTGTTCTCGCAAAATCCTGATGCGAAATTCAGTCTGATGAGTGCTTCGATGGAGGGCGCATCGGTCACGCTGGAGAATCTGAGGCGTGTGGAAGCGGCTATGGAGCGCCTTGCCGCCGTTGCCATGACTACCAGCAAAACCCAGGCTGAGTCAGGCTTTGCGAAGCTCCTGGACCGCTCCCAGAGCGATTCTCAGCTCGCCGTGCTCGTGCAGGGGCTGGAAGATGCACTGAATCGTGCGCTGCTGTATGCGTCCGCCTATCGCTCTATCCCTGAAGTGCGCGTGACGATTAGCAAAAACTTCATCCCCGTTAAGCTGCACTCTCAACAAGTAATGGCGCTCAGTTCTTTGTTCAAAGACAGCAACGCAATTACGATCGAAATGTTCTTGCGTATGCTTGAAGCGGGCGAAATGTTTGAAGGGCTGCCCGATTTTAGTGTTAAGAATCTGCTCAGTGACATGAATCTTGACGGAACCGAAACCGCTCAGCAGCTCGGTGTTGGCGCTGGTGGCGGCCAGATGGTAAATCGTGGGCAGGTTCCTGTGGATAACAGCTCCCCGCTCAGTGAGGGACTTGACTCTGAACTCCGCGAGACTTCTGTTGAGGTAAACGAAGCGGACGGTGCTACTATTTAACGAGTCAACAGATGATTTTGCGTGACCGAGCACACCCCAGAAACTCTTGAAGACGCTCTTGCATTGATCCAAGCCCTTCAAAAGAAGGCGGGCGAGCTGGAAAACGAAAGCACCAAGCTAAAAGCGACGAAAGAAGGGCTGCTTAAGGATCTCAGGAAGAAGAAGACGATTGACAGCTTTTTGAAGGTTGCTGGCATCGAGCTGACCGATGACCTTGACGAGGAGGCGATTGCTGAGCGCATTGCTGGGCTTGCCAGAAAGCCCGAGAGCGACGTTGTAGAACAAGAGCAGCAGATTCCCGCAAGGCAGCAGGAGACCCCTTCTGACGCCATGAACGAGGCCCTGAAGGCTCAGTTCACGTCGCTTCGCAAGGAGCTTGCTGACCTGCGCAAGGTGAATGAGTCACTTGAAAACGAGCGCAATCAAGAGCGCGAGAAGCGCCGTGAGAACAAACTTGAGCGTTTTGTGACTGATGAGCTGTCAAAAGTCGAATGTCGTCGCCCTTCGCATCTTTACAAGTTGCTCAAAGAGAAGTTCCGTCTTCTTGATGACGAAAGCACTGTTGTGTATGGGTCGGAGGATGATCCCGTATCTCTTCGTGACGCCGTTTCTCGCCTTCGTGAAGACGAAGAGTACGCTGTTTACTTTGCAGGAAGTGGTGCAACCGGGTCGGGCATGACGACAAATCGCTCTGCTACGCCTTCTTATTCAAACAATCCCTTCAGCAAGGATTCTTTGAATGCTACTAAAGCTGCAGAGATTCTGCAAAAAGATCCCGACAAGGCAAAGCGCTTGATCTCAGAGGCTCGCATCGCTGGTAAGCTCGACCCCGTGCTGGGACGCGCTCTGCAGAGCATGTAACCTGCGGGTGGTTGACGGGTGAGACCCCTTCGGGGGTCTTTTTTATTGCTACAGTACGAATAGCTGCTTTTGTGAAATGTCAATTACGTATCGCGGAATTACGTTTCCTGGATACAATAAGCCCATTAGAACTCCATCGCATCCCACTAAATCACACGCGGTGCTCGCAAAAGAAGGCGACAAGATCAAACTAATTCGTTTCGGTCAGCAAGGCGTCAAAGGCGCCGGCAGCAACCCTCAGACAGAAAAAGAAAAAGCTCGTCGTCGCTCTTTTCTTGCTAGGCACAAGCAAAATATCGCACGCGGCAAACTTGCTCCGGCATGGTGGGCTGCACGCGAAAAATGGTAGATAAGCAATTCACTCCTGACTTTTAATCCAATCCTTAAGCTCAGCAACATAGGCACGCATCTCTCTGGCCTTTTGAAGATGCCATTCGTCGCAGGTTTCAAAATAAAGTCGATTGTGCGTATCTACAGCCTTCAGCAGATGGTGAATGATGGGATTCCAGGGCTCGCGCACAGGCGAATCCCATGTGCGTCTTTCTGACACTGTTCGCCTGCAATGCAAGAAAAGGCTAGGCGTAGCCGGGATTCTTAGCATGTGTCAGAGCGCTCAACTCATTTGTCATGCCCTTCAAGTCTGATCGCAACATCATCGGCCGCCAGATCACCTCGGCCGTTGAGGAGGTCATCACCTCGATCCGCGTCTCCTATGACGCCGGCCTGGGTTTGACCCTCGTGGTACCCGCTGCCTTCACCCGCGCCAATCTCGTCGAGCTG